GATGCCTAAACTCAGATATCGCTTTAGAGTGATGTTTGATAACTTTGGTGTTTCAACACCCACAACTGAATTGACCAAACAGGTAATCAGTTTTGCACGACCAAATCTTAGTTTTGAAGAAATATTAGTGCCAATCTACAACAGCACACTGAAATTGGCCGGACGTCATAGCTGGACAGATACAGTGTGTGAAGTGCGTGATGATGCTTCCAACTCAGTGTCTAAACTGGTTGGCGAACAGCTACAGAAGCAGATGGACTTCCTGGAGATGTCCAGTGCTGCCAGTGGTATCGACTACAAGTTTGTCACAAGATTTGAAATATTAGACGGTGGCAACGGAGCCAGCACACCGGTGGTGTTGGAATCTTGGGAACTGTATGGCTGCTACCTCAAAGCTGCGGACTACGGTGCTATGAATTATGGCACCAACGAAGCAGTCACAGTGAGTATGACAATTGCTTATGACAATGCTGCTCAGCTTGGTCCCAACGGTCTCACTGACTCGGGCATTGGTGGTGTGATTGGCAGAACAATAGGCGACGTGGTAACAGGCGCTGGCGCAGCGTAACGCTCGTGGGCAGTTTTGGCCAAGATTTTGCCAAGGGATTCTTTGGTGGCGCAGATGGTGTACGTGATTACACCCACGCCAGCAAAGTATTCAGAAGCAATGCATACGAACTTAAACCAAGATTTAAGTTTCTCTTCCATGTTACATTCACAGTCAATGTTGAACAGATACCAGCATTGAATGCCATATTTGCGTCTGACGATATAACCAATCTAAGCTATGTGGTCAAGACAGCAACCTTGCCCACGTACAGCATCGATACATCTACTCTGAATCAATACAATCGCAAAAGAGTTATACAGACCAAAGTCAAATACAATCCGGTCACTATCACTTTCCATGACGACGGTGGCGATGTGGCACGTAACATGTGGTACAATTATTTTCTCTACTACTACAAAGATTCCAGCCAGAAATATGGCAGCATAGCCAACACCAATGGTAGTGCGGGGCAAAGTGGCAACAAACAAAACGGCTTTGGTGGATGGGAAAGAGATATCTACAATACTCGTCAGACCACTGACTGGGGATTCATCGGTGAGAGCTATGGCGACGGAACTAACTCATCAACATCAGCTACAGGAAAACCTCCGTTCTTCAAAGACATACGCATAGCTGGATTTGACAAAAATCACAAATATGCAGAATATGTGCTGATCAATCCGTTGATTACGGCCTGGCAACATGACACGTATGATTATGCACAGGCCGGCGGCCTCATGCAGAATAGCATGACAATTGATTACGAAACAGTCAAATACTACAACAAAGCGCCCAACAGTTCGGCACCGGGATTTGGAAAAAATTCTACTCACTACGATCAAACCACAAGCCCAATTGCTCGTCCGGGATCTACCAATAGCATTTTTGGTCAAGGTGGCTTGTTAGACACTGTGGACGGAATAGCAGAAGATCTCAGTTCGGGTTCGGTGTTAGGATTAATTGGAGCAGCACAAAAAGCCGGCACATTCTACAATACCAACAAGAAAGCCGGTGGACTCAAGGCACTGATAGTCAACGAAACAGTTGCATTGGGCAAAGATGCTTTAAAACAAGCATTGCCGGGTGCAGTACGTGCAGCGGCCAACAAGGCCGATGGTTGGGTATTTCCTACTGCGCAGACCAACACCTGGCTTAATTCTACTAATGGTCCACAAACTCCGCTGACACAACGTGCAGGATTGAGATAATCAATGACCACTGTCAATACCACCAACTACAATATTGATCAGACTGTGAGAGTGTTTGATAGATTCTACGCCTACGACACCAATGTTCCTGTGGCTGAATATGACATCGTGTATAGTTTTTTCCTGAAAGAGATGACTTTGCCACGCACCGCAGGTAACTTTACTGTGAGCTTGTTCCGTGTGGCCGAACTGACCAATATCCCTGTTTTGACATTATTGCAGGGATTTACAGGCCAAGGCAACGGTGTAAATCTCAATATTTCGTTGGCATACTACTTGAATCTCATACGTGATCGAGCAACATTGCTGGGCGTGGGCGTAGCAGTGACACCCAATTTTTATCCTGCACAAGCGGTGTTGCAATGAGTCACTGGGCACAGGGCAAATACGAAGTTCAAAACGCAGCCAAATATGTGGGCAACGGTATTCCCAGATATCGTTCAGGCTGGGAGCTCAGCTTCATGAGATTTTGTGACAGCAATGACCATATTCTGCAATGGGCCAGCGAAAGCATCGCCATTCCATACCGCAATCCTGTCACAGGAAAGATGTCACGGTACATTCCGGATTTCTTGGTAAGCTACAGAACCAAAGACAACACCATGCGTGCCGAGTTGATTGAGATCAAACCCAAAAAGCAAAGTGTGGTTGAAAGCAAGATGACCAGTCGGGACCGCGCAGTAGTAGCAGTGAACTATGCCAAGTGGGACCAAGCAATGAAATGGTGCAAACACAATGGTCTCAGTTTCAGAGTTATCACTGAATTAGACATGTTCCATAACGGTAGATCTAAATAAGCCATGCAGTGCAGCCACTAAATATGGCATGACCAAAAAACTCGAAGAGTTGTTCGACTTACCACCCACTGAAGAAGATCCTCCGCCTGCTGTACTGCCAGCAGAAACCACACGTCAAACTCTGGCTGCACTGGATGACAGCATAGACAAAATCAATGCTGCATTGCCCGCTGTGCGAGGCCTAGAAAGTTCTGACCAAGAAATGGACGAGCTGTCCGACTTGGCCCAACACAGCTATAAAGATCTCATGGACCTGGGCATGCAAGTGGATTCAAGATTTGCTGCTGAGATATTTTCAGTGGCCAGCAACATGTTGGGCCATGCTATCACAGCTAAAACAGCCAAACTGGACAAAAAACTCAAGATGATTGACCTGCAACTGAAGAAGATGCGCCTGGATCAAAATGTCAAGACAGAAGATCCTGCAGGTGGTGCAATGGAAACGGCCCAGGGTATGGTGCTGAGCCGCAATGATTTACTGGAACGATTGTTGCGCGGTAAAGACCAAAACACTCAAAAAGAATAAATATACCATAGGACACTCATATGAAACCATTTGCAAAATACCTAACTGAAAGCGAAAAAACCTACAACTATCGGATCAAGATGGTAGGTGATGTGCCTTCAATGTTCGTCAAAGAGCTGGAAGGCAAACTGGCACAGTTTGATGTGGTCAAGATGTCAAAGATCAAGACTGCACCAGTGCGCAAAGAGATCCCAGACTTTCCGGCGTTCCCCAATCAGCCCATGAGCATCGTGGATGTGGAGTTTCGTTATCCTGCTATTGAACCACAGATCAAACAGCTGGCACAACTACTGGGCATGGATCCCAACAGGATCGTCATGAACACCGTACCATACGAAGACAGCATGAATGACGAAAGCCGCAAGATTGGCAGCGAAAATAAGGATCTGTTGGACAAGCCAGACTATCCTGCACCTGATGCAGAACAACGAGCACTCAGCAAAGACTATGCCACAGGTCCATATGATCATGCGGTATTGAAAAATGCCTATCGTTCAAACTTCACCATCGCTGGCAACAAAACACCGCCAGCCAAAACCACAAATGAGTTGCCAATGGGAAACAAAAGCCCAATGACCAACGTCAAGCGTCCGCCCAAGCCAGCCACTGGCGCCAACCCAAGAGGATAATATCAAATGAGTTTTTTTTACGACCTGAACAAAAAATTAGACAGCATCCGTGCTACACCCGAAGTCACCCATCAACAGCTGAACGAGCGTGATCTGGGCAAGCACAACAATGCTACCACTGGGTTTGCTGCACTGGCCAAGAAAACCAATCCTAAAATTGCCGGTAAACAGTTGGCACACATGCGTGAAAAAGGCCAAGTGGAAGAAGGCGGGTGGAATCCTGTGGATGAGCCAGTGGCCAAAGCCAGCGCAGCCAAGTCACCTGTAAAATCAATGATTGACAAAATAGGTGACAAACTTGCAGAACCACGGTTTCCAGTATCATTGGGACAAACTCCACCATATGCACCTCCCGGTTCAGTAGTTGGCAAACGCAGTTCGTCCAAACAACCAGATCCAAATGTGCCAGGTTCCATGATTGTGGTAGGCCCAGATACTGGACCACCACCCAAGAAAACCGACGACAACAGATTGTACAAAGATTCTGTACCTGTGGATGAGCCAGTTAAAAAAACAACCAATGAAGCTGACCGTCCAATGACTGCCAAGCAAAAATCATTTGCCAAGCTGGCACCGCCTGCTGACAAGATCACTTTTGCTGACAAGATAGCTGGCGCCAAGAAAGAAGTTGATGAAATGTTGGGCAATGTAGCAGCCGATGCAATGAAAAAAGCCATCGGCAGCGGCCGTGGTCGCAATGCCGAAATGGATGAAGCATCTGACTGGTCACAGCTACACAAACCGTTCAAAGCAGGTGACTTTGACGACACGCCCACTCGCCGCAGAAGCAGCAGCGGTGGTGAGATCGATACCAGCAAGGCAGGCAGCACAATCCATCGTCCAGTGAAAGGCAACTACAGCGGTGCCGCCCACAGTGGCGAAGAGCGCCGCGCCAACCAACAGGCCGATGCTGCTGATGAGCGAGCTGCCCGTGCTGCCCGTGCTGGCCGTCGTCCAGTTGGTGCCGGAAATGGCACAAAGATTGGTGCCAAAATCAATCGCGGCACAAGCAAGCTGATGACCCGCGAAGGCGACCAGGATCCAGCAGATCAAGGTGAATACGATCGCGAAGGCGAAATGGGTCGCAATGAAATCCACACCATGATGCGCAATGCCAAACAACTGGAAAAGATGTTGGGCAACGACGACGACTTGCCAGAATGGGTACAGAAAAAACTCAGCTTGGCCAGCGATTACATGCAGACCATTGCTGACTACTTGGCCAGCGAAAAAGAAACTGATGCTGAAGACCAGACGGGTCGTGAAGTAGAAGTGGAACTGGCTGAGAAAAAAGCGCCTGGCAAGAAAGCCAAAGCAGCCAAGCCCGACTTCATTGACGCCGACGGCGACGGCGACAAAACAGAGCCAATGAAAAAAGCTGTTGCTGACAAAAAGAAAAAACCCTTTGCCAAGAAGGAAGAAGAAGTTGAAGAATCTACCACTTCAGGTTCTGTGGCCACAGCATCCACATCAGGCAAAGCCAGCAAAGGCGGCTTTACTTTTGGCAAAGCCAGCAAAGGCGGCATGAGCTTTGGCAAAGGCATCTACGACAGCATTGATCGTGCAGTTGAACGTCAGATCAACGAAAGCATGAACATCAGCATGAACATGAGCAACGATGAACATGGCGGACCACGCCAGACACTCACAATCACTGCCACAGATGAAGATGCAAGCCAACTAGCAACACTGTTGAAGATGGCCGGCATGGGCGTTTCTACTGCTGACGGAGACTATACTGCCCTTATGCCACACAGTGGTGAAGAAGTATGCTCCGGTTGCGGTATGTCATCTTGTGGTTGCGGCGACATGGAACAGATGGATGAGACCTACGGCGACAACGTGACAGATATGAACAGCCCAGACTATCCTACCAACACTGAACGTGCTCAAGACAACTTTGGCTACAGCGGCGGTATAAACAAGCCCAAACGTGATGTTGCCGGCAACGGTCAAAGCACTGTTCCTGTCACAGCAGTGCGTGGTCAAGACGATGATTTCCAG